TTACATGTTGATGATCGAGCGGCGGACGCGGCCGACGATGATGGGGTCGTTGTCCGGGAAGATCGGTTCGTGCTGCGGATTGGTGGAGACGGGCTCGAAGCGCATGGGGCCGGAGCGGTAGCGCTTATAGGTGGCGTTGCCTTCCACGTCCGAAATGACGTAGCAGCCATTGGGAACGAGGTTGCGATCGTTGCGATCGACAAAGATGATGGAGTCGGGCGGGGAGATCCTGTCCATGGAATCGCCGCTGACTTTCAAGGCAATCCAGTCTCCCGAGGCCGGTAAATCCGCCACGCGGATGAGGCCAAGGGCTTCGTCGGCGATGTCATCGCGGATCATGGCGCCGGCGCTGACCCAGGCGAGATAGGGCACGATCAGGGTGGGAACGCCTTCGGCATCCGGCGTGTAGGATGGGTCTAGTTCGTGGACGCTGACGCCGAGCGCCTGGGCAAGGGCGGGAAGTTCAGTGGTCTTTTCAGTCAAGCCAGTCTCGAGCTGCGAGATGAGCTGCTGGCTCACACCCGACAGTTCCGCAACTTTCGCCTGCGAAAGATTTTTGATCTTCCTGATCGATTTCAGATTTTCGCCAATAATTCCCATGGCTTAGTTTCTACCAGAACACTTGTGGAAACGCACACAAGGAAACTAGTTGACGGATGTCCCAATTTTTACTAGTTTCCTTGTATGAACAAATTTCGTCATCACATCGCACCGGGCGCTGAGGCCGATGGCTTCCGGGTCGGACCCGGCTTGGCAGGGAGCGGCTTCAAGCCGTTCGTTTGCCGGTCAAGGGTGGCGGCCCGAGAGGTCTGCGCCAAAGGGGCTGTCGCGGTTGAGACGGTGTCTGTCTTGCGAATGGCGGGGGATGGGTTTGTCCCTCGTCTGGACCTGCGCCCCGATGTCTTTGGCGAGCGGCAGGCAGCGAAGCGGAGGACCGATGCGTCCTTCGCCGCGCTGGCCGCTCCCGGCATCGGGGCGAGGCAAAGGCGGGCTTTGACCTTCAAGGAGGATCGGCACGCATGAGTTCTGTCCGTATCGAAGCATCCGCGCAGGCGCGCCGCGCCGCGTTTCAGACACGCTATATCGGCTGCCGCGAATGCCGGCGCCCGCTTTCTATCGAACACCAGATCGAGCGGTTCTGCGACAGGTGCGGAACGGTGACGCCGGTCGAAATCCGGGAAGGAAAGAATGATGACTGATGTTCTGGACAGACCCGGCTTCGCCGTGGCGCGCTGGAAGGCGGTTGCCGAATATCGAAGCCAGGCCGGTATCGTCGATGTCGAACACGCGATCGAGGAACTGGACGAGCTGCACGACCTGATCGAGCGCGGGCCGGATTGGAATACGCTGGTCAAGATCACCGTGACCTTTGCCCGCCCGGTTTGCGAGTTGCTGACCATCGAGGAGGCCGCGCGGCTATGACCCAATGCAACAGCAACATGCAGCCCGTGGCAACCGATGATGATGAGGATGTGAGCCTCGATTTCGAGGCTTTCGAGGCCGAGCTTCTTTGCGAGGTCAACCGCATCAATGGCGAGCGACTGGCGGCCTGATGGCTGCAGTGTTTGCCCCATGACTGAGTTCGAGATTTCGGCGGTTCTGCCGCTGGATCGAAGGTTTTGATCGCGTCTCCTCCCTGGCGATCAAAAACGGGCTGACGGCTTGTCCTCCCGGGCCGTCAGCCCAACCATCCAATCCTTGAAGCCTTTGCCGTCTCGAGAAGACGGTTCGAGGCGTTTGTCGGGAAAAATCGAGCGCGGAGCGCCGGCCTTTCGGCCCGAAAACTCTCAGCCGTACCCTGAAGGTGCGGCCGATATCACCATTGCCAATACCACGTGCCTTAAGTCTGCGCCTGCGGTTCAGACGACAGGCGAACTTTGCCGCCTGATGGCGAGGAAGCGGGAACACGCATGAGCAAGGCACTGACACTTTTTCGCTCCGGCTATGACACGGCCGAGATCGCCTACATTCTGGGGCGCACGGAAGCGGATGTTTACAATGAGCTTGCGCGGCTTCGCGAAGAAAGCCGGGCGGCGAATGTGGCGGTGATCAAGTATCACCCGGCCAAGGATGCCTGGGGCACGCCGCCGATGCGCGCGGAGAATGCCAATGGCTAACCTGCCTTTCATGCCGTTCTGGACCGATGCCTATCTGGCCGACACGGTGCATCTGACCACCGAGCAGCATGGCGCCTATCTGCTGCTGCTCTTCCAGGCGTGGCGCTCCCCCGATTGTTCGCTGGCCGATGATGATGAACTTCTGGCGCTGCAGGCCAAGGTTTCGCCGGCCAAGTGGCGGGCGATGAAGCCGGTGGTGATGGCGTTCTGGAAGCTCGACAAGCGGCGGAAAAAATGGGTGCAGAAGCGGCTGCGGATCGAGCGCGAAAAGGCCATGGAGCGCAAGGCGAAAGCCAGAGATAGCGCCGTAACCCGCTGGAAAAGCGAGAAAAAAGGCGATGCGAAGGCATTGCCAAAGCACAGCGAAGGCTCTGCTTCCAGAGTCACACCCATAGAAGAAAAATCTGGCGATTTTTCCAAAGGCGCTCGCGCGTCGAAAAAATCATCCCGCGATTTGTTGATGGAGGCGTTTCAGGATGTTTGACCTCATTGCCAAGGATCAGTTCGACCGGCTGCCGGAGCGGTATCGTGAGCGTGCACGGCAGATTGCCCTGCGGGTGCAGGAAATCGACCGGCTGCTTGCGCCTGCCGCGCCGGAGACCATTCGCGATACGGCGCTTCGGCTGATCGGCCAGTTTCGCCCGCAGCCGGGCGTGGATGTGGCGGCGTTTGGCCGCGAGTTTCGCGGTGTCTGCGCCGATCTGCCGGAATGGACGGTGTGCGAGGCGGCCAATGATTTCATCGCCGGGCGGGTTGCCAACCATACCGGCCAGTTCGTGCCTACCTGTGCGGAGTTCGGCAAGCAGGCCAGAGCCATTATCGCGCCTTTCCATGCCGAACGCTGTGCGCTGCGCATCGAGGCCTCGCGGCTGTTCGACCGTGCGGCGGATGAGAAACGGCGGGCGATGATTGCCATCGAGCGGGCTGATCCTGCGGTGAAGGCGCGGGTGAGGGCGATTGTGGCGGAGGCGCGCGCAGGCGCCCCGGCGAGGGTCGGGTTCCTGCATGGCTCTCTCGATCCGCAGGTGCAGGCGACGCTGGATGCGATGAAGAAGACGCCGCAGCACCCTTCCAAGATTTCAAAGACACGCATCGGCAAGGACGACAGACGATGAGCCTCTATCCTCAGACACAGCTGAATTTCACCCTGATCCAGACCAACCGCGTGGACGGCTTCATGCGGCTTGTCAGCCCGCTGGAATACCGCGCGCGTGACAGCATGGCGGACGCGGCGCGTCACCTTCTTGAGAAATACCCCGACGCCACGCTGCATCTGGTGCGCAGCGATGTGCGGGCGCGCTGGCTGGTCAGGATCCGGATGGAGATGGTGGTGCATTTTCGCGATGCGCTGGGCAAGACCTACCCGCAGATCGCCCGCTTCATGCGCCGCGACCACACCTCCATTCTGCATCTCTACCGCAAGGCGAAGGCGCAAGCTTTGGAGGGCGGGGCGTGACCGGCGCATTTCCAGAGGCGATCCACCAGGCAAAGGCGGCGGCATCGCAACGTAAGAAGCGGGAAACGGCGATCCACCGGATTCTCGACCAGTATCAGCAAGGCCGCGGTGCATCGGCCTGCATGGACGACATCAAGCGCATCCTGGCGCGCGATTAACAACGGAAAAGGACCAGCAGCATGACCAGCAAGGCCGAAAAACTGAAGCAGAAGCGCGGACGGCGCAAGGTGATCAATGTGGCGCGTGAGCCGAATGGTCGTATCTCAAGATCCGGCCGTGCCCATGCGCCGGCAGACAGCGTGGCGCTGAAGGCGCGGGCAAGCCGCATGGGCGTGACGGTCGAAGAAGCGCGTGATCCACGGGCAGCAACCTATATCGGCACGCTGAACATGCTCGGCAAACGCGATGGTCTGAGCGACGACCAGTATGAAGGCGCGGTGCGGTTTCTGGAACTGCGCCAATCCTACATGATGGCGATCAAGGCGCCGGATGGCGAGCGCGACAAAAGTGAGCGCAGCACGCCCTCCCAGACGATCAGCGAGGATTACGAGAAATGGTGCAAGGCGGTGATTGCCCGCTATGACGACTGCCGCAAGACCATCCAGACCGCACAGAACGAGCTTCGCCAAAACCTTTGGGCGGCGCTGGATTTCTGCGTGATCAAGGGAGAGCGGCAGCACCATATGCTTGGGGATCTGCGCGTGGTGTGCAATGTGCTGGCGCGGTTTTTTGGGGTGTGATGGAGGGGGAGAAGGGGCGTTCGCGGCTGGTGCGCCGCCGCGATATTTGCAGGCCTTATGCTCCTGGGCTAGGCCTGAAACTTCATGGCGTAAGTGATAGAGGGATGGTCGGGTCAAGCCCGACCATCATGGCGGCGGAGTTTTGACCATGGCGAGGTCGTCCGTCGCCTTACTGGCTCACGCTGCTTTCGCGACTGGCTGCGATCATTCATCGCTGACCAAGGGCCACGACTCAATCGGAGCCTCCGCAGTTCGGACGTCTTTATAGGTCGAGCTGATCTTGTTCAGCACCGCCTCATCATCCGAATCGATCTCATAGAAAGTGCTGTCAACGGCCCGGATGATCACCCACCGTTTGTCTGAACGGGTGGGTTCCAAGCCGACAAACTCTCCCCAGATAACTTGCAGGGTCTTCTCAGCTAAGGCGGCCAAATCAAAGCCCGAAAGCTGGACATCGTCCTGCGCCAAACGCTCAAGCTGTTCGCCCCCTTCACCGGTAGCCTCAAACCACTCGTGCCCCGATGTGGACGACTTGACTGTCGAGACGACCCAGCGTCCTTGTAAAGAACGGGGTGCTAAGAGCCGCAGCAAGTCTTTGAGATCAAGGGCAAGGACGTGTTGGTTGAGGTCATAGACCCTGAGTGTCGTCATGGTATCCCCCCGCGCCCCAACGTCGCATTGGTAGAAATACTCTGTCAACCGGGCCAAAGCGGCGCGGCGTGCTGGCGGCTCTTCGCGCGATTGACCAAGTCGCTTCGCTCTTCGAGCCGTTGATCAAGGACCGCCAATGGCGGACAGGACAGGACGAAAATTGGCTTTTATATTTTTTTGCCCGGAGCGATTTTATCGTTTGACTTTTCTTCCCGAAACAGCGATAAGTGACATGTCTTCATATTCGAAGAATTGTATTTGGGAGCGGCCTTCGGGTCGCTTTTTGCGTTTTTGGATTGCCTCCCTGGCAGCGGTTTTCTGCTGTCTTCTTTGAAAATCTTGGGGTTACCGCAGGAAGCCGTTCGTGAGAACTCGGATCCACGCAAGCTCCCTACGGTTAATTAGATATATTTAATTGGGGCAAGACTACCTTTCATATTTTCGTGCGTCGGTTGCGAAAATCACGTCCGATCTGACTGGGCCTTTTGTTTCCCCGCTGCCACCAATTTCAAATATTGCGATGTGCGCGGAATCTACGAAGTTGCGCGAGAACGTTTCTGCTTTATCCGCCACCGCAACTGCGGATGTCACGAAATACGGTAGGTTGCGCGGTAATACCTTGTTTCTACAATTCTTTGCTACGTTTTGTAGTACGTAATCAGGCACGTTGCCTATTTCAGCGATCTTAGACACAGCATATCCTGTAACCTTGACGCGCTCATATGGGGGACGAGCTTTCCCCACCCACGGCAAGTCTACGCTAAATTGATAAACCTGATCCTCAACCTCGTCTTTAGGTCTTGTAACGGTCGAAATCTTCATAGCCTTCAGCGCATTTTGTTCTCTGATATCATTCTCGCAGATTTCGAAGAGTTCGCCGTTCACACCCTCATGATAAATCCTACCTGGTTGAATTGTTCCAGGAATCACCAGCGCAGTAGAAATCGCGCCAGGTCCTAAAGCCTGAGCCGCAGCAGTGCTTCTTATTATTGGATTTTTAGTTAGAAACACATTTTTACTAGTGCAGCCCACAACTAAGATTGCAGTTGCTATGATGCTAAAGATAGAATTGATGTTCATGTTGAATCCCCCGAAATAACGTATCGAGATTTTACTGATTCTCCTGACGCGTCAACTGATCGCTATGCATCTTTTATCTAAAGTTAACTCAGCTATTTTTACATTCTCAAGTAATTTTAAAAAATATAGTCTTTACAATCTCTTAGGTTGTGTCAAGCGAAATTTTCGCGCATAAAGCCGAGCGGATTCGTTGAGTCAAAACTTCATTACAGGACCTGTGACACGTTAATGCAGAGAACGACTTCCCATGAAAACACCACGGCCATTGACCCCGAGGCAGCAGGCCTTTGTTGAGGAATATCTGGTCGATCTGAACGCCACTCAGGCTGCGATCCGGGCGGGGTATAGCCGCTCGACCCCCACGAAGACGTCATGGAAGCTTATGCAGAATGCCGAGATCAGGGCTGCGATCGACAAGGCGAAGCTCGAGCGTTCGAAGCGCACGCAAATCCACGCGGACTGGTTGCTGTCGCGGCTGGCCGAAGAGGCGCTGGCGGATATTGCCGATCTTTATGATGAGAATGGCGGGCTGAAGCCGGTCGATCAGTGGCCGTTGATCTGGCGGCAGGGGCTGGTTGCGGCGGTTGAGGTCAAGGAATTGTTCGAAGGGCGTGGCGAGAGCCGCGAGGCGATCGGGCGGGTGTCTCAGGTGAAGCTTAGCGACCGGATCAAGCGGCTGGAACTGATCGGCAAGCATATCGATGTGCAGGCGTTTCGCGAGAAGGTCGAGGTCGAGGTCAGCGGGTCGCTGGCCGAAAGGTTGGCGCGGGCCAAGGCGCGGGTTTTGGAGTGACGGGTTTTGTTGTCGCTGTTGATTTGACGGCACCGGTCGGTCGGGGTGTTGGCGGGCGGCGTCTGCGTCGAAATGCGTTGTCTGTGGCTCCGTTGCACGACGCTTTTTGACTTTCGGGCCTCGTGACCTTGGATAGGGTCTTGGAACGACAGTTGAGAACAGCCCCTTTGGTCGAAGGCGGAAAACCTCTCGGAGTCATCCTCGCTCTTGAGGCGAGGATCCATCTTTTCACGCGCTTAAGAGTGCGGCTCATGGATCCTCGGGTCGAGCCCGAGGATGACGGAGGAGGAGAGGTTTGAGCTCATCGCAACGTCGTGCGGAGGTGATAAGTGACAGAGTGTCCGGCTGAATGTGACTGAATATCCAGCTCAACCGCCGTGCGTCCTATTGGACGCACAAAGGACGCTTTGCCTTTTTTGAATCTAGACGACGCTGTAGCGGATTATTCGCGCCGTGTGATCGGAAAGATTGCGACCCGCTTCAATCGGGTAAGTGCGCGCCGATTATGACATTCAATTCCAGACATTGCAGGCTTTGCCGGGAGATCGTTCATGGGCAATGCCAAGCAGGCGAGCAAGGGCCGTGTGGATGCCGATCTCGATGCAGAGATTATCGAGGCGGCGGCGCGGTTTCAGTATGATCCGCAAGGCTGGGCGCGGTTTGCGTGGGATTGGGGTGAGGGCGAGCTTGACGGTATCGCGGGGCCGCGGGATTGGCAGGCGGATATCAATGACGAGATCCGTCAGCATCTGAACAGCGAGAACCGCTACCAGCCATTGCAGATTGCGGTGGCGAGCGGCCACGGGATCGGCAAATCGGCGCAGATGGGAATGATGGCCAACTGGGCCATGTCGTGTTTTGCCGATTGCAAGATCGTCGTGACCGCCAATACCGAGACGCAGTTGCGCACCAAGACATCGCCGGAAGTGGGCAAGTGGTTCCGCTCCTCGATCACCAGCCACTGGTTCGAGACGCAGGCCATGTCGATCAAGTCGCGCGATCGGGGACACGCGGATTTGTGGCGGCTGGATTTCGTCGCTTGGTCTGCCAACAATACCGAGGCTTTTGCCGGTTTGCACAACAAGGACCGGATTATCGTTCTGATGTTCGATGAGGCGTCGAAGATTACCGACAGTGTTTGGGAAGTGGCCGAAGGCGCGCTGACCGACGAGAACACCATCGTCATCTGGATCGTGTTTGGCAATCCGACGCAGAATACCGGGCGGTTTCGCGAGTGTTTCCGCCGGCATCGCCGGCGCTGGATCAGGCGGCAGATCGACAGCCGCACGGTGCCCGGTACCAACAAGAAGAAACTTGCCGAATGGGTCAGCGACTACGGCGAGGACAGCGATTTCGTCAAAGTGCGAGTGCGCGGCATGTTTCCATCGACATCGGCAAAGCAGTTCATTTCCACCGAGGATGTGGATGCTGCCCAGAAGGTGCATCTTCGCAAGGAGCAATATGATTTCGCGCCGAAGATCATCGGCGTCGATCCGGCCTGGACGGGTGACGACGAGCTGGTGATCTATCTGCGCCAGGGGCTCTATGCCCGACTTTTGATGACCATGCCGAAGAACGACAACGACATTCTGGTGGCAAACCATGTGGCGCGCTTCGAGGATGAGTTGCAGGCCGATGCGGTGTTCATCGATCTTGGCCATGGCACCGGCATCTATTCCGCCGGCGTGACGCTGGGGCGCACATGGCAGCTCGTCAGCTTTGCCGAAAAGAGCATCGATCGCGGCTGTCTCAACAAGCGTGCCGAAATGTGGAAGGGCATGCGCGACTGGCTGAAACAGGGCGGCGCGCTCGATGCGCGCGACGACATTCTCTATCACGACCTGATCGGGCCTGAGCTTGTGGCCCGCGTGGATGGCAAGCTGCAGATCGAGAGCAAGGAAGACATGAAGGCGCGGGGGCTTCCTTCTCCCAACCGTGCGGATGCGCTTGGACTGACCTTTGCCCGGCCTGTCGTTCCTAAGGGGCGGGGGGATGAGCGGTATAATCATAGCCGGGAGACCGGGTATGGTGATGGTGGGGATGGGTATAATCCGTTTGGGTGATGTGTGCGCCATCTGATGCGCTGTGATGTCCGGCGGTAGGAATGATGGAGGCGACCCCTTTTACGTTCTGGATCTGCCGTTCATCCCCCTCTGCCCTGCCGGGCATCTCCCCCTCAAGGGTGGAGATCGGCAAGAGGCGCTCTTCGCGTTTCACATCTGACCGTAGTTTGGGCCAAGACGGTGCAACACTCCGATCTCCCCACTTGAGGGGGAGATGCCCGGCAGGGCAGAGGGGGGTCTTCCACCCAACTCATTGTTCTCATGAAATTTAAGCCGAACGACCCGCACTGCGGGGCTGGCTCTGTCTGTCTTCAATTCGAGGTTTTGCGATGTGTGTTTTCAAGTCTCCCAAGGTGGCGAAGCCGGAGGATCCGAAGTTGCCGATCGAGTATGCGGCGCAGCGCGAGCCGGACAGTCAGACGGTGAATGGGGCCGGGCGCCGCACGCGGGATCGGTTGCGGGCGGCGACGTCGACGATGTTGACCGGGGTTCAGGGCGTGGGTGCGCTGGATACGAGCGGCAAGAAAAACCTGTTGGGAGGCTGATATGGCCGATACGATCCGCGAACGGCATGAGCGGCGCCTGAAGGCGTTGCAGAAGGAGCGCAACCCCTATGAGGCGCAGTGGCAGGAGCTGAACGATTTCATCGTTCCCGGTCGCTACCGCAAGGGGGATGCCCGTGACCCGAAGGGGATCAACGGCAACAAGAAGATCATCGACAATTCGCCGAAGCTTGCCCATCGCGTGGCGCAATCGGGTATGCAGGCTGGGCTGACGTCTCCCACGCGGCCCTGGATGCGCTACAGCATTACGGACAAGGACCTGCGCGAATTCGGGCCTGTCAAAGACTATCTCTATGAGGCGACACGCCGGGCGCGTGAGCGGCTGGCCGTCTCGAATATATATAATTGTCTTCATTCCGGTTATGGCGACGAGCTTCTGTTCGGGCAGTTCTGCCTGATCCTGACGCGTGCCGGGCGCCGCCTGCACGGCATCTTGCCGCCGGTCGGGCAATATTGGCTGGCGCAGAGCCAGTATGGCATGCGGGTCGATACCTGTTATCGGCGCGTGTGGATGACGGTGGAACAGATCGTCGGGCGCTGGGTGGCAAAGCCCAATTCCCGCGATATGGACTGGTCGAACGTGTCCTCCACCATCAAGAACCTCTGGGATCGGGGCAATTACGACGAGGTGGTAGAGGTGTTCAACGCCATCGAGCCACGTTCCGCCCGCGATCCCGCCCGCCCGACCAAGGCGAACAAGCCTTTCATGTCCAACTATTGGGAAGCGGGCCAGGACCGCGACAAGATGCTGGAAGTGAGCGGCTTCGATCGCAATCCGCTGATTGCGCCGCGCTGGGATGTGGTGGGCGAAGACGTCTATGCCGCGACTTGTCCCGGTATGGATGCACTGCCGGATGTGAAGATGCTGCAGACCGAACAGCGCTGGAAGGGCATGGGCATCGAGCATCAGGTGCGCCCGCCGCTGGTGGCGCCGACGTCGCTTCGCAACAAGCGCAATTCCTCGCTGCCCGGCACCGTGACTTTCGTGGACGAGCAGAGTGTTGGCACGGCAGCCTATCGCCGCGCTTTCGAGGTGAATGTGCCGCTGGGCGATCTGGCGGCCGATATCGATGAGGCGAAGCGCCGGGTGGACCGGGCCTTTTACGCCGATCTCTTCATGGCGATCAGCACCATGGAGGGCGTGCAGCCGCGCAACCAGTTCGAGTTGACGCAGCGCAAGGAAGAACAGCTTCAGCAGTTGGGACCGACGGTGGAGCGACAGCATCACGAGTTGATCCAGCCCTTGGCGGACTGGGTGTTCTATCAGCTAGACGATGACGACGAGCTGCCGGACGCGCCGCAGGATCTGCAGGGCGAGGAGCTGAATGTCGACAATATCTCGACGCTCTACCAGGCGCAGCTTGCGGTTTCGACCGGCTCTATCGAGCGCATGGTGAGTTTCGTCGGCAATCTTGCCGGTGCGCGACCTGACGCGGTGGACAAGCTCGATGTCGATCAGGCGATCGATGAATATGGCGATGCGATCGGTGTTGTTTCCACCATCGTGCGTTCCGACGACAAGGTGAAGGCGATCCGTGACGAGCGGGCACAGCAGCAACAGGCCGCGCAAGCGACGGAAGCCGCCGCCAAGCTGGCGCCTGCACTGCGCGATGGCGCGCAGGCGGCACAGGCGCTTTCCGCCACCGACGATAATGGCGGGCCGGTGGAACTGCTGCGCAAGCTTGGGATTGCCGGATGACAGCCAAAACAGTGCAGGAACAGGCGCTCGATCTCGCAACCGAGTTCGTGCTGGCGGAGCCGCGTGCGCGCGAATTTCTCTGGTGGGTGCTTTGCCAGTGCAACGTCTATGGCGCGCCGCATGTGGTGAATGGCGAGACCGGCATTCACATCGGTCGCCGGATCATCGGCGTCACCATCATCGACCAGCTGAACCAGATCAAACCCACCGCCTATGCCGAGATGATGATCGAGGCCCACAGACGCGCGGAAAAGCGCAAGAGGGAAGAGCATGCTGAGACAGTGGATGAATAGCGCCGCCTTTGCGCCGGAAGGCCATACCGATTGGGGCGCTGCCCCGGATCATGGCGGCAATGCCAACGCCAATGAGAGCGCCGATGCGACGCTTCTGAACGGGGCGGCGGAGCCGCTTGTTGCCGGTCAGAATGGGGCAGGGCGAGAGCGTGGCGAAGGGCAGGGCGACAAGCTTGTCTCCGAGCCGGGCGACCCCGCCGATCTGGTGCCGGAGAATGGCGAATACGACATCAAGCTCGATGGCGGCATCGAACTCGACCGGGCGCTGCTGGACCGCGCCTCCCCGGTGATGAAGGAGCTTGGCCTGACGAATGGCCAGGCGAGCCGTCTGGCCAGCGTGATCGCCGAGCAGCGCAAGCTTGAATATGACGCGCTGAGCGAGCGCCACCAGAAGATTACCTCCGACTGGCAGCAGGAAATCCGCGCCGACCGGGACTTTGGCGGCGACAATCTGGCAACCAGCCTCAACAACGCAAACCGCGTGATCGCGACGTTCGGAGACGATGCTCTCCGCCGCGATCTCGTCGAAATCGGGATTGGCAACCATCCCGGACTTTTCCGGCTATTGGCCCGTGTCGGCAACGCTCTCAGTGATGACAAGCCCGCATCGTCGGAAACCGCAGCAGCCCCTCCGACCTCGCCCGAACAGGCGATGTATGGAGCGACAACATCAACGACACGAGGTTAACACATGGCCACTATCGGCAATATGTATCCCACCCTTTCCGACCTGAAGAAGCAGGGCTGGGGCGACGACATTTCCACCATCATCGACATGCTGGTGCAGTTCAACGCGATGTATGAAGACGCGCCGATCTTCGAATGCAATATGGGCTCGTCGCATCTGACGACGGTGCGCACCGGCCTTCCCGTTCCCACCTGGCGCAAGCTCTACAAGGGCGTTCTGCCGACCAAGGGCACGACGGCGCAGGTGAAGGACGCGACCGGCATGCTGGAAGACTGGTCCGAAGTCGACGCCAAGCTGGTCGAAATCGCCAAGAACCCGGCGCGTTTCCGGCTCAATGAAGCCAAGGCCCATATTGCGGGCATGGCGAACATGCTGGGCTCCACTGTCTATTACGGCGATATCGACGTGAACCCGGAGCGCTTTACCGGCCTGCATGCACGCTTCAATTCCAAATCCGCCGCTAATGGCCGCCAGATCGTCGATGCCGGCGGCACGGGTTCGGACAACACCTCCATCTGGTTCGTGACCTGGGGTGAGGATTCCGTGCACCTGCTTTATCCGGAAGGATCGAAGGCCGGTCTGCAGCGCGAGGACAAGGGCAAGACCACCAAGGAACTGCCCGACGGCTCTCTCTACGATGTGTACCGCGAGAAATTCCAGCAGGATATCGGCCTTTCGGTGCGCGACTGGCGCGGTGTGGCGCGTATTGCCAATATCGATATTTCCGATCTGCGCGCCAACCCGACGGCCGGCGGTGCCGATCTCATCAACCTGATGATCGACGGCTATTACGCACTGCAGAACCCGAACCAGCCGAACGGCAAGACGGTGATCTATGCCAGCAAGACGGTGCAGACCTTCCTGCACAAGCAGGCAATGAACCGCACCAATGTAAACCTGACGCTCGACCAGAGCCAGGGCAAGCCGATCGTCTCCTTCCTTGGGCATCCGATCCGCCGCGACGACAATATTCTCGAAACAGAAGGGCAGATCGTCTGAGGACGGTCTGGAACAGGTGACACTCCATGATTTTTGACGCACAGAATCTCTTCTCGGATGCGCAGGCGATCACCGCTTCGACCGTATCCACCAATGTCATCGACTTCGGCGCATCGGGCAAACCCGTGGGTGCAGCTGCTGCGATCCGCAAGGATCTAGGCCGCGGCAAGAAAGTCGATCTTCGCCTGCAGATGGTGGAGACGGCGCTTGCCGCCGGTGCGGCGACGCTGACCGTCGATCTGCAGACCGACGACAATGAGGCGTTCTCCTCGCCCCGCGTGGCCTGGACCTCCGGCGCGATCCCCAAGGCCTTGCTTGTAGCGGGCTATGTTTTTCCGCTGGAGTTCTTTCCGCGCGGCGCCGACGAGCGCTTTGCCCGTCTTGCCTATACGGTTGCGACCGGTCCGCTGACGGCGGGCAAGATCACCGCCGGTGTGGTGGCCGCCTCGGAGGACAATAATTATGACTAAGACCGTGATGGCGACCCGGGCCGGTGTCTACGGGCATTTTCGCGAAGAGGGCGAGGTTTTCGAGATTGCCACAGAGGCGCATTTCTCGCCCTTCTGGATGAGCGAGATTTCGCCGGAAGAGGCGCTGGCGCTGCAGACGGCGGCGCGCAAGCGGGCGGAGGATCATCGCCAGGGAATCGGCACCGCCCATGTCGACAATGCCGAGATCGAGGCGCTTCGGGCCGAGATTGCGCAGAAAGACGCCGAAATTGAGCGGCTGACGCGCAATGCGCCGGTTGCTTCTGCCGAGAAGACCGCGGCGGATGTGGTGAAGATGGCGGGCGATCCGGGCGTCGAGTTCATGACCTTCAAGGCGGCGGCGCGCAAGCTTCTGGGCGAGGCGACGCCTTCGACCAAGGCGGAGATTATTGCCGCACTTGAGGACAAGGTGAGCCAGGGGTGATGTTTGCGGTCAGTTGAAGGACTGGCCTGCCTCCATAAGCCCATTGAAAGATGGGTCCTCGGGTCAAGCCCGAGGATGACCCAAAGTGAATGCTGCATACCGCATCCTGAACCCGGCTCAATCCAGAGCCGGGTTTTCTATTTTGGAGAAGCGAATGTCATCCGTTACCAGCATCTGCAACATTGCGCTGTCCAATATCGGCAAGAAGACCATTTCCGACATAGACGAGCCATCGACCGAGGCGCGCACCTGCAAGCTCCACTATGCGCTGACGCGCGACCGGTTGCTGCAATCCTATGAATGGGAATTTGCCAAGACCATGGTCGATCTGGCGGAGGTTGCCAATCCGCGCCCCGAGCGCTGGCGCCACGCCTATGCGCGACCGCAGAATTGTTTGAAGCCGCTGCGCATCGTACCAGCGGTGCTGCTGCCTGGCGATGCAGACGATGTGGCCTATCATGCCACCGAAGGGCTGATCTTTTGCGATCAGTCTCCGGCGAAGCTGGAATTCGTGCGGCAGTTCGACGATCCGGCGCGCTATCCGCCGCTTTTCGAAGAGGCGTTGAGCTGGGCGCTGTCGGCCAAGATCGCCATTCCGCTGACCTCCGACCAGTCCACCCGCAAGGATGCCTACCAGATTGCGGCCTCGTCTTTCGAGGCGGCGAAGGAGGCGGATGCGGATGAAAATCGATCGAGCTGGACCGACAGTTCCACGCTGATGACGGCACGGGGTTGAGGCGATGGCGATTTTGCGCATGATGCAGCCGGCCTTTACCTCCGGCGAGTTGAGCCCGGCGCTGTGGGCCCGGGTCGATGTGGATAAATATCGGTCCGGTCTCAAGGTGGCGAAGAACATTTTCATTCATCCGCATGGCGGTGCTTCCAACCGCAGCGGTCTTGAATTCATTGGCCGGACGCGGGGTTCGGGCTTTGCCATTCTGCTCCCCTTCATTTTCGATGCGGAGACGGACCAGACCTATAATCTGGAATTCTCCCATCTGAAGATGCGCGTCTATCGCGCCGGGAGCCCGGTGCTGGAAACGGCAAAGGCGATCACTGGTATCTCCGTTGCCGCAAATGGCGTGGTGACGTCCGCAGCGCATGGCTTTGCGAATGGCGACGAGGTGTTCCTGTCCGGCGTTGCCGGCATGAGTGAGCTGAACAATCGCAATTTCATTATCCGCAATGTGACGGCCAATACGTATCAGTTGGAGGACCTGCTGGGTGTGGCTCTCTCCACGCTTGGCATGCCGGCCTATGCGGGTGGCGGTACGGCGCGGCGCGTCTACGAGATTGCCTCGCCCTATACGGCGGACGAGTTGCGGCGCGTGGTCTTTGCCCAGGAAAATGATGTGATGTATCTGACGCATCAGGCACATCCGCCGATGAAGCTTTCCAGGCTTGGCGACGCCAACTGGCTGTTTTCGCCGCTGACCTTTGTGCCGCAGATTGCCAAGCCGACGGGGGTGACTGGCAATGCGGTGTTCAAGAGGAAAGGTGGGGCAACCGCAAACGTGTCCTATCGGATCACGTCGGTCAGCGCCTCGGGGGCAGAGAGCGCGCCCTCTGCCACGGTGACGGTCAACGTGCAGTATGAGAACGAGGATGGCCGGCGCATCCGGCTGACGTGGAACGCCGCGACCGGTGCCAGCCTCTACAGGGTGTACCGCACCGACAGCGGCGACGGCTTGCTGGCGGAGACGCCGGTTCTCGAAGCCGAATTCGGCCAGACGGAAAATAGCGGCAGTGGAAAACAGCCTCCAGCAAGCTCTGCCGCTGGCGCGCCGCCGGTGCCGACGGGCGTGACGGGGGCGATCGTTTACGGCAAGGAGATGAAATATGTGGTGGCGGCCATCTCCGATGAGACGGGCGAAGAAAGCCTGCCCTCCGAGCCTGCGACGCTGCGCAACGACATGGTCTATCGCGGCAACCGCAATGCGCTGTTCTGGACAGCGACGCCTGGGGCAGGAAGCTATGTGGTCTACCGGCTGGACAATGGCCGCTATGGCTATGTGGGCAAGACCGAGACGACGAGCTTCACCGACGAGAATATCACGCCGGATCTGGCGAGCGGCCCGCAGGAGGGATACAACCCGTTTGACAGTGCCGGCAATTATCCGGCCTGCGTGAATTTCTACGAGCAGCGGCTTGCCATGGGCGGCACGGCGAATGTGCCGGCGGGGCTTTGGCTCGGGCAATCCGCCAATTATGAGAATTTCGGCGCGGCCTCGCCGGTGAAGGCAAGCGACGCCATCACCTTGCGCATCCGCTCCAAGGAGAAGAACCAGATCCGCGCCATCAGCGAGTCTCGCGGCATGGCGGTCTTCACCACGGCCAACGAGTTCAATGTGGCCGGTAGCGGTGAAGAGATTATGACGCCGACCAATATGGTGGTGAAGAAGCAGAGCAACCGTGGCTCATCCTGGTTGCAGCCCATTGCGGTGGGCGACGTGATGCTGTTTGCGCTGGCGCGGGGCGGGGTTATTCGCGACTATTCCTATGAATTTTCCAACGACAATTTCACTGGCCAGGATCTGACGATCATGTCGCGCCATCTGTTCGAAGGCCGGCAGGTGGTGTCCTGGGCTTTTGCGCAGTCGCCCTATTCGATCGTCTGGGTGGTGCTGGACAATGGGCAATGCGTGAGCCTGACCTATATGCGCGAGCATGAGGTGTGGGCGTGGACGCGGCATGAGACGGACGGTCAGTTCGAGGCGGTGAATGTGGTGGCCGAGGGCGACGAGGACGCGGTCTATTTCGTCATTCGCCGGACGGTGGATGGCAAGTCGCAGCGTTACATCGAGCGAATGCATTCGCGCCTCTTTGCGGTGTCCGAAGATGCGTTCTTCGTCGATAGCGGGCTTTCCTATGAGGGCACGCCGACGAAGACGATGCGCGGGCTTCACCACATGGAGGGCAAGACGCTTGTGGCGCTGGCGGATGGCAATGTGGTGCGCGATCTGGTGGTGACGAATGGCACGGTGACGCTGCCGATTGCCGCCTCAAAAGTGCATGTGGGCCTGCCTTATGAGGCGGAGCTGAGGACGCTTGATGTCGATCTCGGCAATGTGGGCGAGCTCGGCACAGTGCAGGCGAGGAACAAGGCGATCGCCAATATCACGCTCAGGGTGGAAAAGACCCGCGGTATCTGGGCCGGGCCTGCCGAGGATGCGCTGGTGGAGCTGAAGCAGCGTGAGTTCGAGAACTGGAGCGAGGCGATCCGCCTTGCGACCGGCGATGTGGAACTGACGCCGACGGCGGACTGGACGAAGGGTGGGACGATGATCATCAAGCAGTTCGATCCGCTGCCGATGACGGTTCTGGCCATCATGCCGGATCTCAGGGTGGCAGCGTGACGGTTCGGGTGATCGAGGCCAGCATCGACCATGTGGATGTGATTGCGCCGCGGATGCGTGAGGCCGACCGCGAGGAGGTGTTCGCCGCCGTGGGACGCGGACCGGCCTCTGCGCTGTTGCATTCGCTGGAGCTGTCCGACTTTGCCCATACCGTGTTGTTCGACGATGTGCCGGAGCTGATGTTCGGCTGCGGCACGACGAATATTCTGACCCGGACCGGTGCGCCGTGGCTGCTGGGGACCGATGCGCTGGAGCGGCACGCGCGCGATTTTCTGCGTGGCTCTCTCCACTGGGTGACCGAGATGCGGCAGCGCTACACGCTGCTGCAGAATGTCGTCGATGACCGGAATGTGGTTTCCAAACGGTGGCTGCAATGGCTGGGCTTCACGCTTTCCGACCCGCAGCCCTTTGGCTATGAGCAGCGCCCTTTTCGTATTTTTGAGATGAAGGCTTGAGGCATGTGTGATTTTGGTCTGATCCTTGGCGCCGCCTCGACCGTGATTGGTGCGGCCGGCGCAAAACAGGAAGCGGAGGCAAGTGCCGCCGCATCCGAATATAACGCGAAAGTCACGGACATGAATGTGCGGCTTTCCGAGAGGCGGGCGCGTGATGCGCTGGACCGCGGCAAGCTGGAAGAGCAGAAGAAGCGCCAGGAGACCGCGCAGATTACCGGCCAGCAAAGGGCAGCGATGGCCGCCAATGGTGTGGACCTGACCTTCGGCTCTCCGCTGGATCTGTTGGTCGATACTGCAACGCTTGGCGAGATCGACGCGCTGACCATTCGCCGCAACGCCGCAAACGAGGCCTATGACTTCGATGTGGCGGCGGCCAATGGCCGGGCGGAGGCCAGCCTGGCGCGGGCAAACGCCAAGAACACCCGCAAGGGCGGCAACCTGAAAGCGATTGGCACGCTGCTGACCGGAGCGAGCAAGACGTTTGGCGATAGTCCGTTGTTCAAGCCGAAACCGGGGACGGGATGAGCGCCCATTGTTGGTCGGGGCTTTTCGAAGCCCTTCAGCCGTCAAGGCGTCTTGGCGAAGGGGTCTTGCTGCTTTGCATCTTCGGCGCTTTTGCGGAGCATTTTTTCAGTCTCGTCCTGGCAGGCGCGCATTTCGTAAACCGCCTGGGTTGCTCCCTCGAGCTGAAAGTTTGCGACTTCCTTTTCAGCATAGGTCACGCGCAACTGAGTGCTTTTTTGAGCCTCCAGCATGAATTTGCCGCCCATCTTCCCGACGCTCAGGTCTTGCGATGTCTCGCTCACCGATGCGATGGCGTCCACCTCCAAAGGTACCTTTGAATCGAAGGTGAAGAGCAGCGGGTAGACCTTCTCGTCTTCCAGTGATTTCCACTTCTCGTTCCTCAACAGAAGATAGAATCTTGGAAATTCCGTTGCGAGATCCATGCCGAAATGCAGGATCGTATCGCCCTTGGAGCGAAGCGCCACATAGCAGCCAAAATTCCGATCGGGCTCCACGGCCACCGACCAGTTACCAAAGGTTCCCCATTCAACAGGAGCGGCATTGGGGCTGAATGGCACATAGAGAAGGCATGCGGCGAGGAGGGTGCGTTTCAGGAGCCTGTCCATGTCTTTCGCCTGATCATGCTGGATGGTTGTTTTGCCGGATGTGGTTGTGAGAGCTCTGTTTGACCATTGCGTTCATCGACTGCACGTGGAGGCTACTGCTATCTTGATCACGGTTCAAAGGGATCTTGTGAAGACGGTTTCCTGGCGGAGGGATCGGATGTGTCGGACTCTGTTCTTGAGGTTTTCAAGAGTTCGTCAGTCGTCTTCTGACAGGCGTCCATTTGTTCTACAGCCTTTTCGACGCCGCTCAGGGAAAGTCGAGCGATCTCCTTGCCCTCGTAAAACATCTTGACGGTCTTGCTGGACTTGAACTCATCAAAAAAAGCGCGCGCGACTGTTTTCATCGCAAGTCTACGGGTGGATCCCTGGACGTAGGCTCCGCTCTCTGTGTCCCAGGTTTCTTTCTCATCAAAGCCGACACTGACGGAGTACACTTTTTTATGCACCAATGACTTCCATTTCTCGTTCTGAAAGGAAATGAAAAATCCGGGCTTACCCGGTTTGAAATAGCGCCCAAAAACCAGAACATGACCGGTGTCAAACTCGGATGCGACGACACAAGCATGACCAAGGTCCGGTTCCATCTGAACCGTCCAGGTGCCAAATTCGCCCCAAAGGATCGGGTCTTTTACCTTTGATGCGTCCTGCGCGGCGGCGGCGAAAGGCATGCAGGCCAGGAGGAGGGCGGCGATTGCCTGTTTCATGTGAGGGCCTGCTTTATTTTGGCTATCGGCAAGGTGGTGAGATTTGCGCATTTGTGCATGAGTCGAAATGCCTGTCGAGTGGTTTTGCCTTGGAAGCGTCTTGCGTCCGATAGGTTGCGCAGAGGATGATCTCACCCGTCAGCTCAATACTTTCGGGCTGAGGGTGTTGACCAGATTGCGCGAATATCGGCGTCGCGTCAGATGGTTACCGCTTCATGGCTTTTTGGCGAAAGGGTCGTCAGATGCGCTTGATGCAGGCGGCTTGGCGAAAGGATCGTCCGGCGAAGTCTGGGATGAGGGCTTGGCAAAGGGATCATCTTGTGGCTCGGCCAATGGCGTTTTGGCGAAAGGATCGCTACCCGCTTCCAACGACCTTTTGGTGCCTTCCGTCATCATCGTCTGGCAGTCTCGCACTTCGGAAAACGCATCCGTGGCGCGATCGAGCTTGAGCGTTGCAACATCCGAGCCGTCCAGATTGATGCGCAAGGTGTCGTGCTTCTGGAATTCGTCGAGAAAATCGAGCCTATCGATAATCGCCAAAATCTGCGGAACCCCGCCTGCGACGATCGTCTTTGCGCTCAACTTTATTGTTGGACTGGAACCGAACTTAAGGCGCAGCGTGTTGGCCTTGTCCTCTTTAAGAAACGTCCATTTCGCGTTTGCCAAAGTGAGGTAGACGTAGTGATCTCCTGCCTGACGGGAGAGGCCGACGGTCAGGAATGTAGCATCCCTGTAGGTCCGTTCGGCGTAGCATCCAAGGGTGTCGACTGCGTCAGTGTAAACGGACCAATGACCGACAAATCCCCAAAGGGTTGCTTCCGCCCGCGCCGTGACGGGTTGGAATGCAAGGGCGGCGATTGTTGCCATTTGCAGGGCTCGGAGTAGAATTGGCGCTTGCAGCCATCGCGGTTCAAACATCACTGGCTGCTCTTTGGTAGCGACGGCTGCATGTATTTCTGGCACTCGAGTACGTCCGCCATGGCACCCGAGACGCCTTTCAGTTCAAGCCTTGCAACGATCTTGTTGTTGTAAGAAATGCGAAGAACGTCGCTGTTCTTGAGCTGATCCATAAATTTCTCGCTGCGGGTCAGAGAGCCGAGCATATAGATCGGTTTGGCCACGCTCGCTATTGCATTGAATTCCCAAGGATTGTGATCGCCGAGCTGGACGATGATCGGATAGTGTTGACGGTTCTCGATTGACGTCCAGTTTTTACTGTGGATCGTAAACATGTATCCCGACTGCTCCGCCTGAACGTAGGTTACCACGCGCAAAAACAATGCTCCTTCAAAGGGTGCCTCAAAATAGCAACCGCCGGTCTCCCTCCATTCACCGATGTTCCAACCCTTCAATCTTCGTGCAGGGGTATCGTTTTCGCCGGAAGAGGCGGCCCATGCAGGGCCGGCGAGAGAGAGGCAAACAAGCAGTGCTGCCACGGATCTGGCTGCGATGCTTAAGGTTTTTCTGGCCAGATTTGAGTGCATCGGTACCTTGGAGCTTTGGTTGAGGAAATGCTCGCCCCCGTCGGGGCGACATCGAAAGCTGGTGTTACAGCTTAAAAGGATCATCCGATGCTTTGACGGACGGGTCTTTTGCGAAAGGATCGATGTCTTCAGCCTTCGATTTCAGCTTATTCAAAACTTCGTCGGTCTTCTTCTGGCAGGCGTTCATCTCGCTCACGGCCTTGGGAGCACCGTCTAGCGAGAGATTGGCGATCTCTTTGCCTTCATAGAAAAGCTTTGTGGTGTCGCTCGTCTTGAACTCTTCAAGGAAACTCTCATCACCCGTGGAGATCGTAAGTGCGCGTGTGACATCATTATCCTTCACCAATGCCGACGCTTTTGCATCCCAAAGTTCGTGATTGCCGAACTGGACGCTGACCGGGTATTCCTTCTCGTCCTCCAACGACTTCCACTTGGGATTGTTGAACGAAAGATAAATTCCGGAGCCTGTCTCATTGCGGAAGCGTCCCAGTCTTATGAAGACGCCCGCATTGTAGATATGCGCTACGTAACAGGCGTTGCCAACGCTAGGGTCCATGAGAACCCGCCAGCCTGCGAATTCGCCCCAAGGAACAGGTGCGTCCGAGGGCGCGTCCTCTGCTGAAGCTACAAAAGGCATGCAGGCCAGAAGAAGGGCGGCGGTTGCCAGTTTCATGCGCGGGCCTGCTGTTCGGGTGCGGTATTGGTTTGAGACCTGGATATTTGCGCAGGAGTTGGAAGGGCTGTCGAGTCGTTTCTTCCAGGCATGCGTGTGTTCTCACAGGTGAGAATGCGCATTCCAGCCGCGAGTGAGGGCTCGGCCAATGGCTGCAGCCTGCTCTTACAAAATCACGAGATTAGATGTTGCCAGGCGTTCTTCGGGGCGCCTTTTTCATGGAGTGCGCCATGGCTGAGGTTCCGGTCAAACAATATTTTCGCCAGGCTGCCGTGCCTGTTTATCAGGGCAGCGTTGCCCAGCGGCCGATCCTCCAGCAGCCACTGACGGTGAAGGCGACGGAGAATGATTTTGGTGCGCAGGTGGGCAAGGGCATGCAGTCTCTTGGCGAAGGGCTCGGCAAGATGGCCGAGTTTGCCAGCAAGCTGCGCGACCTTCAGGCCGACACCACCGCCAAGGACAGCAAGACCGCCTTCGAGCGTGCAAAGCTTGCGTTGGAGCATGGCGAAAATGGCTATCTCAACACAAGCGGCCAAGGCGCTGTCGAAGGCTATCCCGGCTATGAAGACGCGCTTGCCAAGCTTCAAAAGACCTTTGAACCGAAAGACCCGCTGGCGGCGGGACGATATGAGGCGATGGTCGCTCCTGTGGTGACGACCAGCCTGGAAGCCGCCATCAAGCACAAGGCGCAGGGGCAGAAGGAGTGGGTGGGCAAGGCCGCTGAAGGCAGGCTTTCTCTTGCCAAGGACCAGGCGATCGCAGGGTACAACAAGCCCGAGCAGATCAATTCCGCGGTGGCGTCCGGCGTCAACGAAATCCACAATCTCGGTAAGCTGAACGGCTGGACGCCGGAGGTGATCGTGGCCAAGGCCATGGACTTCATAACGGGACTTCACACCGGGGTCGCCATGACGATGGCCGGAAAGCCTGGTGGGGCGACCGCGGCGATGGAGTATCTGAAGGCCAACAGTGCCCAGGTGGACCCGAAGGCGCGGACCGAAGTGGAGAACAAGATCAGGCCCTTTGCAATCGACGAGAAGGGCAAACAGATTGCCACGGAGATCGTATCCGAGAAACGAAACCCCGCCGGTGCGGTTGACAAGGTTGTGACGGGCGCTGTGGATAAGGCTCCGTCCGGCAAGGCTGATACTGGTTCTGGTGAAAATGCTGGCACGCGAGGCGGTGCCAATGCCGGCAAGGACGTCGGCAACACCGCTGACGGTGGGGATGCGAACGCTCGGTCGGGTCAGACATCGGCACATGGCGTGGACGGTTCAAAGGCAGAGGAGCCGCAACGCGGTGGGCCGACGCGGGCGAAAGCGTTTCTCGTTTCAATCTCGGCAAAGCCCGATCGACCCGGTGACGCGCTTCCGCTTGACAATGCCCTTGCCGAAAACACCAAGGCCTTAATCGAGGATGCGCCAGAGGACATTCGCAAGGGATTGGGGGTGAGCTTTGTAGACCCGACATCACGCGCCTCTGCTGCCTCAGCGTCTTCCGTTTCAAGTGGGCGCAGCATCCAGTTGACCTATCAGGGGCGGCCGCTGGATCAGGCTCCGGCTCAGGTTCTCGACTGGCTTCACGATAATGCCGAGCAATATGGTCTGCGGTTTCCCTATGAGACCGATCCATCCTCCACCGCGCCGGAGGCGTTCGGACGTGGTGGCAGCACTCTTGTTGCGGCGCGGGACGGGGTTGCAGCGCGGAGCAACATGCTGTCCGAGGCAGAGGCAGTGAAACGCATCAATCAAATTGCAGATGAAGAGGTCAGAGCATCCACGAAAAGGCATTTTTCTAATGAAGTAAATGTGATTTCGAACGCAGAGATCGAGAAATCCAGATCGGCAAAGATGGAGGTTCTTCAGGCTGTTATGAATGGGAGGCCGGTTTCAGACGTAGCGCTGGACGTCCAGATTGCAGCCGGTCCTGACACGGTCAATGCCGCCAAGGAACTGGAGGCGAAGAGCCTTGAGGCTAAGTCCAAGCTCGATCTCTACTATGAACTTTCAATGAAGAGCGCCGTTGAGCCGCATCAATTCCTAAAGGTGGATCTGACGGTGCCGGAGATCGTCAACAATCTTTCCCGTGAGCACTGGAAGAATTTGCACGACAAGCAGATGTCGGTGCTTAACCGGGAGATAACCGATGAACGCGATGGCACCTTTTATAAACAGGCGTTTTCAGAAGCGAGTCTAACGCTAAAAGCTGCGGGAATAAGAGACGCGAGCAAGATCGTCCGCTTTAATGCGAGGTTCCAGCATGAAATCGATCAATGGGTGAAGCGAAAGGGTGAATACCCGACCTTTGCCGAGAGACAAACGATGATCAACATGCTCACCATGGAAGTGACCTACGTCGAGAAGAGATCTTGGCTCTCCCCCATGAAATTGATCGACGATGATGAGGACCAAGTGGGTAAGGGCTTCATGTTCGATAATGATTTACGGCCAGAAGGATCTGAGGTCAGGGTGGTTGCTAAATACGAAAGAATAGGCATCGAGGATCGAAAGCGGATCTACAAGGCTCTTATGAGAAAGTACGGGAGAGCGCCAACTCCAGGCGAGATCGACAAACAGTATCGGGATGAAGCAATGGAACAAGTTGGCACCGATTGAACTTGTCCGCCCTCTGTGTCTTGCGGCCTTTGGAGTCGGGTGCCTGATTTCGCGTCGTTGCGAGAGCACTCGTCACACTCAGCGCAGGATTGGTGATAATCTCTGGCTAAGCCGTGCATCATCTTCATGCTCGAGAGCCGAGGCGAGATAACCGAGCACTCGCGCTAAGTCGGCTCAACAAGCGCAAACTAGTTGATCTTTCCTGCGACAACGAATGCTTGGAAAAGCGCGCAGGTGATGACCGCAGCAAGCGCACCTTTCCACGGATCATTTGAACGGCGCCGGATGAAATAGACGATCGCACCAACGATTGCGCCAACTGCGAATGTGGCGAGCACGGCTCCAAACCATCCTCCTAGAAACCGCCCTGGGCTCTGGGAAAATCTAGATGGATCCCAATCAAGCGGCGCCGTCATCAGCTTGGTTACGACCGCCGCGCAGAGTGCTGCAAAAAACATCTTTTTCAAGCGAGATACCCATGTCCCCAGAAGAATATCGACAACGAGGGCGTGAAGAGCCCGACCCCTCTGTGCGCTATATAGCCTTTCGGCTCGCACAGCTTCAAGGCGGTCTTGATTACATGCACGCCCCAGGACGTAAAATACCTGACATATTGGCGCCACCCCGATCCGTTGTCGAGTTACAGCGAAATCTTGAGATTCAGGAGCTGTCCCAGCAGCAAAACGAGTCAATTCTACAGCAGAATCCGCTACTGTGCACATGGGTTGAAACCCCTGAAAATGCGTATCTCGCAAAAGATGATCTGAGGGCACTTTCATGGTGGGAGCAATTTTCACGCGGTAACGTGTCGGGAAACGTGCTCGAATTTTTTAAGGCGGCTCCGGGTGCTGTGGTTTCAGAATCAGGTATTGCCGCAGAGGGTGTCGGACAGCTGATGGCCCAATCTGATCCCTCTCCAATTGTGGATCGCATAGCTAGAGCCGGATCTGCATCCCCCGAAGAACGGGCGCAGTTGCGATACGACATTTCGCATCAGGGGCGAATCAACCCGGCTTTTGGGCATAATATTCTTTCAGAGGTAGAATCCGGCAGCATGTCAGAGGCGGATGTGCGAAAGATCTTTGAGCCTACTCTGGCCAAGGGTTTGCAGGATGCTGGCAAGAGCATGCAGGACTACGGCGATAAGATGCTTCCTGCCACGCCAGGCTTCGAGAATAGCTTCGGGCGAACACTTGGAAAACAGGTGGGTTCCACCTTGCCTGCCGCTGCCATTACCGTCGTCAACCCTACTGCGGGAATAATGTTTCAGGCGGCGGTGAATGCTGGGAAAAGCACTGTAAACGCGCGGATGGCTAAAGCGAATGAACATACCCAAACGAATGCCGCATTTGCAGGCCTCGGAGCAACTGCGTTCGATATTTTTCCGGGCGGCAAAGTCGTTAGAATGTTTTCCGGTGGCCCCACTCTCCGTGGACAACTTCGCGATGTTGCCGTGGAGGCAGGAATTGGTGGGTCTAAGGAAGCCGGCAAAGAGCTCGCGCAGAACTTCATTGCACAAAAACTGTACGCTCCGAATAAGGAGTTGTCCTCGGGCGTAGGGCAGGCCTTCCTCATGGGCTTCTCGGAGGGCTTAGTCACACTGGGAACAAAGAAAGCCTACGGTGGAACTCTGGGAAAGACCGGCGAAAGCGGAAAGCAATCTCAGCAGGCCGAGACAACTCAGCGCTCTATAGCTGAAATCTCTGAGCAGGCCACGTCTTCCAATGTCCGTTCCAACGACCCCGACGCGTTCAGAGATTACGTCAACAAGGCTACTAAAGGTACGCCGATAGAGACGATCTATATTCGTGGCGACAAGTTCAACGAGATTGTCCGCAGGTTTGGCGATGACCCGAATAAGGTGATCGAGAGTCTTCCCGGTATGGACAAGGCTGAGTTTAGCCTGGCACTGTCAAGCAATGGGGACATCAAACTTCCAGTCGGAACGTACGCTGCAAGCCTGGCTGGGAGTAAGTACGATGTCTCGTTGCGCTCACATATGCGTTTCGACCTCAACGGTAAGACACCTGCCGAAGGTCAAGAGTTTATGGCGAATGAGAGCAAGTTGACTGCCCAGGCAAAAAGTGACGCAGAGACTGCGGGGGCGGTTCAGGAGAAAAACCAAACCATTGCGAACCAAGAGCGTCAGCAGGACGCTCAGCGTCTTCAGGCTTCTGGTGTCTCTCCGGAGCAGGCGCAGTATGGTGCTGTGGCGCTGGATGCAACGCGCGGGGTTAGATCTGCCAAAAATGGTCAGACAAGGGAAGACTATTCCAAGGATAATCCCCCTAACAATGCTTACTTAGTCGATGAAGGACAAATTTCTGCTTTGAACGGGGTTCCGGGAAAAGCCGCCGGTGCTACTTCCAACCGGCAAGATGGTCTTAACGCGCAGACGGCTGCGGCTCCTGCCCATAGTGAGAATGACCACGGCAATCGGCAAAGCACGCAAGCACCGTCTGCGCCAATCCCCCCATCCACGGCTGCAGCTAGTATGCCTATGGAGCGTTTCAAAAGAGTGCTGCAGTCATCCACCGCACCTGCCGGCCGGCTGGAATCGCCCAGTCCTTCACCTGAGATTTTCAACAGGCAAGGTCCCGCAGTTCCGACAGAGACGCTTTGGTCAGACCGTCGAAAAACGCTGAACCGTAACGGACGATAAATCCAAGGAGGGATTCGATGGATATTGTTGAACCCGATAAAAACCCATCCCTCATTCGGCTTTTTGAAAGTGCTGAGCTCGCCGCCTTTCTTCGCGGGACGAGCCGGTATTTTCTGGAAACGCTTCCTGAAATTGGACGGACGGACGCCGATGTGCGGGAGATGGGTGAGACCCTGCGCGAATGGGGACGGGAGGTTTCTGGTGCTGGCGAAAGCGCGATTCACGCGCATTTTGCCCAGGCCTTCGAGGTGTATCTGCTGGAGGGTGAGGCGCCTTCGGTGGCTCTTCGCACTGTTTTCGAGCATTTCGCCGAGTGGCTTCTGCACGTCTATGGGGCGCTGCGCGGTCTTGATTTGGCGCTTTCTCCTGACATTCGCGATGTGCTTTTGCGGATGCTGGCAACGCATGCGGCAATCGAAGAGGCGCGCGATGACATGTCTGCGGGCATGTTGTTTACGGGTGGGAAAACGGTGGGGCTTTCCGCGGATGAGCACCGACGCTTGCGTCGGCTTCATGAAGCGGCGGATGATGAGGCGCATCAAAAACTGCGGCGTCAGGTGATGAAGCCGATCTTTCTCGCGCGCCAGGATTGGTATCGCAAGGAGCGCGAGACGGTGAAGGCGATATCGACGCGGACCTTGCAGGCCGTGCCGATCTACCAGGCCATTCAGGCCTTGCGCTTCGGCACCGATTTCGATGGCAAGCCGGTGGGGCGGATCAAGCTCGACCGGGGTATTCTGGAACGGGACTTTGGGTTGAAGCCTCTTTCTTCCAAGGCGGATGGAGGCGAGGACGAGCTGGACCATACCCATGCCTTTGCCGGACGTGAGGGCATTCACCCCGACATTGCCGCCGGCATGTATGGGTTTGACAGTGGGCGGACGTTTCTGCAGGCGCTGGTGCGGGCGCGTCCTATCGAACTTGCCATCGAGCTTCTGACCGAGCGGACGATGGTTGAGCGCCATGGCGATCTTTTGCTGGACGGCCAATTGGAAGAAGAGGCGCTGAAGGCGCTGCATGGGGACAAGCGGCGCGCGTTTCTGCTGGCGGAGCTGAATGCGCTGAGCAAGCTTTCGGGCGGTGAGGCGACGACGCGTTACGAGGTGGAGGGGAATGTCCACCGGCTGTTCAGCGCTCTGAAAGTGTCCAGCGCGACGGATTTCGACCGCCACCTTGCGGCCGAGCGCAAGGGCGCCGCCGAGGCGGCGGAGGCCTTTGCCAAGGATGATCTGAGCCAAGCGGCGGAGGCGAAACGGCGACAGCTGATGGCTTGCCATTTCTACATGGCGGCCTCTGCCAAGGCCGACGAGCTTGAGGCGCTGATCGACCGGATGGCGACCTTGGATGCGATGGATGACGAGCGGGCGGGCGGCGCTGAGGCGGATGATCGCCAAGCCGTGCGTGCGCTTGCCGCAAAATTTGGCCTGGCGAGCAAACCTGTCCGGTTCAACATGGATGGCTGGCTTGAGCAAATGAAGGAGGACGATCTTGTCCTATGACGTGCTTTCACAGGCGACAGAGGTTTACGCCCATGCCGATGGAAAGGTGTTTGGCGATCTGACCGTTGCGGAATTCGATGCCGTTCACGATGCGATCGACAACGTAACGGAGGTTGGCCGGAGCGAAAGGAGCATCGAGATCGATGGCGAGCGGCATGATCTGGACACTGTTCTCGGCTCGGTTTTGGCGGCTGTGGCGGAGCGCAGCGAGGGCCGGAACGCGGATTTGCGACGCAGGCTGAAGGCGCTTGGAGTGGGGGCTGTGATGCCCCTTTCCGTTGAGGCCGCGCAGCGGCCGGTGGAGCTCTGGGCGCAGGATATGGATGGGGGCGAGGCGGGGCCTTGTTCGCGTTTCATCATCGAGCCGGTGCGGCAGGCGTTTGAGCGCTACAAACAGGACAGGGCTGCTCATCTTCGCGCGCTTCACGCCATTATCGAGCCGCGCAGGGTGGAATTTCTGGGGCCGGCGATTGGCGCCCCGGAGCTTGGATATACATTCGAGAACAAGGGGCAGCTGTTTCATGCGCTTTTGCACACCGGCAATGACAGCAATAAACGCAAGCTTCTGGCCGGGCGCGGCTGGCAGGCCGGATGGGAGCGCTTTCTCGCAAGGATGTGGCGCGAAGGCATTTTGACCAAAACGGATTATGATGCGGCGCAGGCCATCTGGGATGTGATGGAGAGGCTGAAGCGCCCAGGGCAGGAGGCGCACCGCAAGATCTGCGGCTTCGCTTTCAGGGAGGTGGTGCCTGCCGCGATGAAGACGCCGTTTGGCACTTATGCCGGTGGTTTCGTGCCGGCGGTGTTTGAACACGCGGCTGGTGTGGATGATGGCGGGCGGGACCCGGCGGAGATGTTTCCGACCGTTGCTCCTGTCTTCATCGGACAGGGTAAGGCGAGTGACGCGCGGCCGCTGGGACTGGAGTGTTCTAAGCTTGCGGCGCATTTGGATCAGCTCTTGAAATTCATCCATCTCGAGCCCATGGTGCAGCAGATTGGGCGGATCCTGAGCAGGCCGGAAATTCTGGTGGCGCTGGAAGAAATCTCGCCCGATATGATCGACACGGTGATAGCGCCTTGGCTGCGCATGGTTCGCCAGCCGGAGGCTGAGGGGCAGCCAACGACGGCGGAGGGGCGGGCGTTGTCTCATGGATTGCGGGCAGTCCGTGGGCGTGCGGGGGTTCGCAGCATGATGCTCGATATCGTCAGCGCGACCGCCGCGGCCTGCTCCCACTCCTCCGTGCTGGCAGACTTGTCGTCCGGCCGTCTGGAGGCTGCGCTGCTTCGCTTCGGTAAAAAGGGTGAGGGCGCAGCCATGCGAGACGAGGCGGCGCAGTTGTCTTCCGTGATGCAAGCGCGGATGACGCGTGGCAGCCGGGAGATGGAGAGACGTGTTCAGCATGCAATCCTCAAGCCGAGTGATCGCGGCTTAATCAGCGAGAAGGCCGGCATCTACGGCGACATTTTGCTGCAGGGGACGCGGAGTGCCCTTGAGCTTGTTCTCTGGCATGCAGCCTACGACGAGGCAATTGGGCAAGGCTTCGCGCAGGCAAAGGCTGTGGCGACGGCGGACGGCCTCGTTATCCAAGGTGTGGAGAGCCCTTTCGCAACAGAGACCGGGACGGCCTTCGCCCGCCTGTTCACGCTGTTCTACAGCTATTTCAATGGCCAAGCCAAAATCTTAGGTGGAGATCTTCAGCCCATCATGCAGAGCTTCGGCTACATGGGGGCACCGCGCCTGTTTGCCATCTATCTGGCAGGGATTGCTCTTCCGGCGGTTGTGGCAAGGGTGATTACCGAGGCTGGGAAAGGCGAGTTGGCGAGGAATGGAAGCGCGCCAGGGGAGCTAGCCGGGTTTTTTCTGGGCGACCAGGCGGAGGGAGGCGCGGGGATGGCGCCGGTTTCGGACCAAGGCTTCGACGCCTTCCTGAAAAACTGGAATGGTGCCTCCCGAAGCAACAGCAGCTTGAAAAGCGTTGATGCCGCGGAGGGTGACGGATTGACGGCGGTTGCCATGGTGCTCGGTATCTCTCGCGATCGTTTGGCCAAGGCAGCAGGGTTCGGTGATACGGAAGACTTTGATCCGATCCTTGCGCTTGACGAGGCCTCGCCTGTGTCAGGTGGTGGGGCAGCACGAAGTGAGCCAGTTCAACTTCACGCGCCGCTCTGAGAGCGATTTCGATAGAGTTATGGGTCCTTGCGGGAAACACGCCCAAACTTGAATTTTCGCATCGTGCTTTATGCGAAAATCGATACCGATTTTCGAGCCGATGCTGTTGCGGATGATCCGCCACGACGGTTGCCCCGGTATGACCAGAGCCACCAATCCCAACGTCCGAAACGATGGCGGAGATGCGGTATTCTCTACGCCGCGGCGATATTGGGCGGATCATTTCGATTTTATGCCCACACAGCCCACACTGACAAGCGCCTTCAGGGCGCTTTTTCTATGGAGTGAACAATGACGGTTTCAAGCGAAGTCAGCGTCGCCGGGCCATTTTATGGCAACGGCACGACGACGACTTTTCCCTATAGTTTCAAGATACTCGATGCCAAGCACATCCGCGCCGTGCTGATCTCGGCGTCCGGCGACGTGTCTGATCTTTCTCTCGACAATGGAGATTATAATGTCACCGGCGTCGGCAGCGAGACCGGCGGCGACGTCATCAAGACGACACCGCTTCTTGCCGGTCAGACGCTGACGCTCGTTCGGCGGCTGCCGCTGACCCAGGAGACGTCGCTGGAAAACCAGGGAGCTTATTATCCCGAGGTGGTGGAGCGGCGTCTGGATCAAATGGTGATGCAGATCCAATCGGTGAAAGAAACGACGGAGCGATCGCTGACCGTCGAACCCGGGCAGGAAAAGCCCTCCATGACGCAGATCGCGGCGGCGCAGGGTTATTCGCAGGCTGCGAAGACAAGCCGTGATGAAGCGGCAGGGCTGGCTTCTGCTGCGGCCGGGAGTGCTTCTAATGCATCAGGATATGCAGTGTTGGCAAGTCGGTGGGCGAGCGAGGCCGAAAACGTCCCGGTGGCTGGCGGGCTGTTTTCTGCCTTTCACTGGTACCGCAAAGCCTACGCGGTTTATCAGACGGTCACGCAAGGCTTTCTTGAGAAGGTCGGCGGTATTCTCACTGGTGATGTGCTGTTTGGCCCTGGCACAGGGGGCAAATATTCGAAGTTGCAAGCGAACGGCGATGTGCAGCTTAATCGCGGGGATAACACCGGGTTCGCCACATGGAATGTCAACAACGCCTATTTTGGGTGGGATGGCACGCGCTATGTCTTTGGGCCAGCGGGGTCGGTTGCTCTGACTGGCCCCGAACTTAGGATGGATTATGACGGCGCCAACGCTTCCTATTACGCCACAGGAGACATCAGATTTGGCAGCTACATGGCGACTGAGTTTGGCGTTGGTCTATCGGCTGCGTTGCGGGCTGCAAAGGGTGGTCTAGGTGTAGGTCAAATCTGGCAGGATGTCATGTCCGCGCGATCAGCAGGGACGATCTATCAGAACACTTCTGGCAAGCCGATCATGGTCGCCCCTCAAGGATGGGCGCGCTACTCTTTTTGCGAAGGGCAGGTTTCTGCCGACAATAGCAATTGGATCACCCCGCCGCGACCCGAGAAGATCGTGAACTCGGACACGACTTACTACTTCGCCTATCCGATGTTTGTCGTTCCTCCCGGCCACTACTACCGCCTCACTCAAGGCAGTTCTTTCCTTGGCACACAGGCATGGCTCGAACTTAGATAGGAAATCATCAATGAGCGAAGAACATGGATTTTACCATCCGATTGTCGGCTACTGGCAAACTACTTCAGAGCCTTCCAAGGCCGTTCAAGACCTATATCCAGAGGGCACGATCCCATACCCCCTAAAGCCCGGCGACAATTGTATTCCCAAGGATGGTGCGTGGGAGTATGCAGAGCCGCCTGTTGACCCGTGGCCGGAAATAGTTTCCGTTCTTTATCCCGTTCATCTTTGGGAGCGGATGACAAAGCCGGAAGCAGAGGCTGTCGGCGCGGTCATGAAGCAGCAGGATTTCCGGACTCGCCAGATATTCGCAAGCGCTTCGTCGTATCGCTCTGATCACGAACTTTGGCTGCTTCTTAAGCAGATAGCCACCCAGCTTTTTGGCGCAGACCGCGCCGCGCAAATCTTAGCCCCCTCAGAACTAATCCCTGCCTAATTTGGCCATAATACGAAAGGTCACATCATGAGCCTTAACAAGAAATTCGACACCGTCGTTTACCAGGGCGCCGGCGGCGAAGAAGCAGGTGCGCCGGTTGTTGTTTCCGTAACGCTTGATGCCTCCGGAAATCCCGCTACGCCGCTGCCCTCTGGCCGTGCGCCAGCTTCAAACGGCGTCCCTGTGACGCTCAGCCTAGAAGACAAGGACGCTCTCGACAAAGCAAGTACCGGCTACACCGCCGCAGGCGCTTACGTTGACAACACCGCTCGGGCGGCCGGGAGAGCGTTCCTTGCCAACATAACGACGTCTGGCACGGCGACGCTCACGGTGGGTGGCACGACTATGCAACTGAATTTCATCGCTGGACCGCCGATCATCTTGCCACTTGCCGTCACGAAGACGGTTCTGGGCACGGCTGTCGGCACGTTCTTCGCGCTATCATAACGGGCATTTGCGATGGCTGGAGAAGTTACGACAAACTCTCTCGCGCGGGGCCGGGGTGTTGTTTCGTTACCGCCCGCGTGGGTGCCCGTTGGTTCAGCCGGATATCGAGATTTTCAGCAGAACCGAGCTTACATGTCTGGAAGCGTCCTCCCGTCGAGCTTGGATGGACTTGTGGCGTCACGCGCCAGCGCCGGGTTTGATTTAGATGTGGTGACGGTCTTTGCGTCTAATCAGCCTCGCAGGAATGGCGCAGGGTTGCTGATCGAGCCATCCGGCTCAAACAGGCTGCTCAGGTCTACCGATCTCACTCAGGCGTGGAGCAAAAGCAACACGCTTATTGGCGAGACGCAAGACGATGGGACGCAACTCGTTACCGAGGGCGTGGGCTCTTCCGAAGTCCTTCAAACCGTCACAGGTGTCACGGCCGGGGCCGCATTCCTATTCAGCGTGGTTCTAAAACGAGGGAACCATAACTGGTGCCGAATACGAATTGACGAAGGCGGCGGTGGCGAGTTCGGAAATTGCTGGGTCAATCTCGCAACGGGCACGGTCGGAACCGTCAGCACGTCGGGGGGCGGCTGGATGGTGTTCCCGGGAATGATACCGCTAAGCGGTGGCCGGTTCCTTTTCTTCGGCGGGTATCTTCCCAACGCTTCAACCACAACGCGCCGGGTGAGGATCTCATCCGCTGCTGGCGATGGCAACCTGACGTCCGTTGATAACGCGACACGGTTTCAGGGCTTTCATCAGTTGGAGCCACCAAGTTCGTTGCCACGATCTCATGCTGTGACGGCGGGAAGCGCTGTCACACGCGCTGCCGACGTGATCACCGATTCTGTCCCTGCCGTGGCATCTCAATGCACGCTTACCTACAGCAACGGTTCAACTGCCTTACTCACAGACCTGACGCCGGGTGGAAGTCTACAACTGCCGCCCAACCCACTTCGGACTACGCTCCTCTCAATGGACTTCCGCCCATGAACATCACTCATCAAGCAAGGAAAGTACTCTGATGGCAGGAGAAATCACGTCACGTTCTTTGGCTCTCGGCCGGGGAATTGTTGCTGCTCTGGTGCAGCCCGTGCTGGTTTGGCTTCTAGCGACCGGTGCATGGAACGATGCTGGTGCTTGGGACGACACAGCATCATGGAAGGATAGCTAAATGGGCCTTGCATTGATTTCAAACGAGGACAAGGGCGCGAGCATCCGAGAGAAGCTTAATCGTCTCCTCGCGATGTTTACAGAAAACCGATACGCCGCCGATACGGTCCCTGGCGCGACTGACGATAGCGCAGCCGGTTTCGACGTCGGGTCCAAGTGGTTCAACCAGTCCACTGGCATCGAGTATATTTGCCGCGACGCGACTGCCGGGGTTGCTTCTTGGGTGCGCCAGGACAATGCCGATTTCTTTGGCTATATCTCGGGCAACTACTATCAGGGTCTAAACACACTCGTCTCTGCCGGCGCTGCTGTCGTCGGCGGGCAGATCAAGTTTCATCCGATCGTCATCAAGGAGCGGGTGACGATCTCTGAACTTGCGGTTCGCGTAACCACTGCCGAAAGCGGCAAAGCCTTTCAGCTTGCGATCTATGCCGCTGACCCTGCCACCAAACTGCCTTCGGGCAATGGTCTTGGCGCTACGGCAAGCATGTCGGCGGGAACGACTGGCGCAATGAGCGCCGCAATCGTTGGCGGGAACCTGACGCTTAATCCGGGGCTCTATTGGGTCGGCATAAACGGCGACACCACAACAGCCATCTTTCAGGCCTTCGGTTCCAACTCAACCTTCATCGCTGCCCTGATTGGAGGCACAGCGTCACAGGTGGCGTCCGGAACGGCCTCCTCCGTTTCGTTCCTGGGCAATACGCAAACTTTCGGCACTTGGCCCGATCTCACAGGCCAAAGCTTCAGCAGAGGCAACAACAGCGGTTACGCCGGTATTTTCTTCAAGGTGGCATAAATGGAAGACGTCGAGCTTTACTTGCAGTACGACGCCCAGGCAACATTACGGTTTCCGTGGTGTATCCTCAGGGAAACGTAAACACGCTTTACGTTCCGCATGATGTCCCGCCGATCGAGCGCGACAATCGCATCAATGCCTTCAAGGCAGAGCAGCAGGCGCTATAAGACGCCTCGTGACGTTTTGCCTGTAGCGGCATAATCCAACAATCAGGACATCCCCATGCTCATCTCAAATTGGTGGCAGGTGCTGAAACGCGCCTGGTCCATTCGATGGATCGTGCTCGCCGGACTTCTGTCCGGCCTCGAAGTCTTTCTGCCGATCATTGATGGTTCCGTCGAAATTCCGCGTGGGCTGTTCGCCGCGCTATCTGGTGCCGCGACGTGCGCGGCCTTTATCTCCCGAATTCTTGCTCAGAAAGGTGTATCGGATGCCGATCAATAGGATTGTGCCGACGCGGCGTGGGCGGGCGGCTGTTGCGGCTGTGCTGGCCAGCGTCGCTGCGGGTGGTTATGCGGCTTATGACCGCTATTCGGATGTGGGGCGGATGGACCCTGCGGTTATTCTGGCGGTGGAGAAGGCCATCATTCCCTGGGAAGGGCTGGTGTTGACGTCGCATTGGGACCCTTTCGCGAAGATCTGGGATATCTGCTACGGGGAGACCCAAGGCGTGGGCCCAGGCATGAAGAAGACGAAGGCGCAGTGTCGCGATCTGCTGCTGCGCCGGGTGCATGACGACTATTATCAGTCGATCATGCAATGTTCGCCGAAGCTTGGGGCGGCACCCGTCAGCGTTCGTGCGTCAATGATTTCCGGGTCTTATAATTTTGGTGTCGGGGCCTGGTGCCGGTCGACCGCGAAGGCGCGGATCGAAGCGGGGCAGTGGCGAGCCGCGTGTGAGGCGCAGACGGCATTTAACCGGGCGGGTGGACGCATCGTGCGTGGGCTTGTCAATCGTCGGGAGATGGGGGACGCGCAACGCATCGGCGAAGCCGAGCTCTGTGTGAGCGGCCTATGAGTGTTTTCTTTCCGACCTCGCTTATGGCGCGCCTGGTAGCGCTGATCCTTTTTATCTTGCTGGTCCTGGGCGGCTTTCGGCTGTGGCTTTCCGCGCACGATGCGGCACTGCTGAAAGGCTATGTGCTGCTTTCTGAAAAGACCGCGGCCGAGGCCAAGGCGGCCGAACTCGAGCGACAGCGCAATGCCGCAGCGCTGGCGCTGGAAGATTATCGCAAACGTGCGGCGGCGGATGCGCTGGCGCAGCAGGCGCTTGAAGCCCAACTCGAAGAGGCGATCCGCAATGACAATCAGAAGATGGATGATGGCGATTACCGCTGGAGCGATGCTGATCGTCTCTGGCTGTGCCGGCAAAGAGGCGCGGCTGATTGCGGCCGCTGATGCGACAGGACGGCTTTCGGCAGGTGTGCGTCTGCCGGATTTGCCGGACGAATGTCGCCAGAAGATGCCGAGGGTGGTTCCGAAATACGGCATCGAAAAGCCGCGCAACACGCAGTTGCGATGGGAGGTGGCTGCCGAGCTTGCCGATCAGCGCACCGGGCGCTGCGCTTCCTTTTACGATGGCGTGAGGACGCGCTTTGACGGAGCGGCACCGCGCCGCGGAGAAAAATGATGGGACCTGACGAGATGAATGGCAACGATGCCCACCGGGCCTATAGTGACGCCGCCACCGCCCAGCTTGGCGAGCGCGTCACCAATCTTGGGCGACGCCAAAGCGATCTTGAAACCGAGATGCGCTCCGGTTTCAAGCAGGTGGAAAACACCATGTCGGCGATTGCCAACGAGATGCGTTCTTCGATCTCGGGCCTCTCCGCCAGCCTTGCGGAGCGCAGCCGCACCCAGTGGCCGGTCGTCTGGTCGGCGGTCGGCGTATCTTTCACGATTTTGGCGGCGCTGAGCGCCTTCGTCTATGGCACGCTCAGCAAGGATCAGAGCCGGCTCGATACCGCGATTTTGAAGAACTCCGAACTGGCGCAGACAGCGGTTGCGAAACTGGCCGATACCACACAACAGAGCATCATTGCGATGACGGAGCGAATGGTAACGCGTCAGGAGATGGAGTGGCGCCAGCAACGCAGCTCCGAAGATCGGCTTCGCATGGAAGCCGAGGTCAAGGATCTGCGCGATGCGCAGGTTCCGCGCCCGGAGCTTGAGCGCGCCTTTGCCGGATATGATCAGCGGTTCAAGGACCAGCAGCGACAGATCGACGAGCAGAGGCGGCAGACAAGCGCTGGTGCGTTGCCTGTGCGGTGA